TTACTTTTGCCCCAATGCCTTAAACTCTGCTTCACTACCTCGATAAACAACTAAATCTAAACTGTTTTGTTTAATTGCTTTGTTGCCTAAAGTTCCATCTTCAGTATACTCCCAAAAACTCCATTTTATAGGTTCTTTTATGTCTGGAGAACTTGTAGTATCCACTAACCAAATCAATGTTTCAGGAAATTTCCCGTTAATGTAACGTTCATAAATATCTCGATTTGTACATAAAACTAGTTGTTGTTGTGTTGCCTCACTGACAGTTGAAATAAACGCCTTCAATTCAGTTTCCACATTTGTTTTATCAGGAGGATTTTGTTGCTTATTTCCATAAAATTCAATAATTATAGCTGGAGGTAAATCACTATTTGTAGGCTGGTATACTTGTAAAAAATTTTCTGCTTGGGTAGCTCCAGGGCTATCAAAACTAAAATAATGACTGGCCCCATGACGTAAATTTGTTCCTTTAATGCGATCCCAATTAACCATAAATTGGTCATCTTGGTAACTACTGCCTTCAGTTGCTTGAATATAACCAAAAGATAACTTTGACTCTTCAATAGATTGCCAATCCAAATGACCTTCGTCTGCTGAAACTTGAACACCTTTGATTGGAAAATCTTTTATCTCTTGTTGCGGAAAAAAAGAAAGTCCCCAAACCTTACTAATGATTAAATAAAGGAATACAATAAATACTAGCCCTACTCCAATCATTGCAATTATTTTAGTTGGATTTTTTCTAGGGTCTTTATTTAAGTAATAAATTTGTACAACCTCCTTAGTCACTCTTATATAAATTATGCACAAAACAAAAAAATGCAAACAGTTGTTTCTATTTTAGCATAAAAATTCAAAATAAGTATTAAGAAATTTTTTAATTTAAGAAAGAAGTAGGTAAAATTCATTTTAAAAACTTCCTTGTCTAAATTCATTATATGGAAAAATTAGTACTAGTTTCGATTATTTTAAATTTTTCTCTTCGGGTCGATTCATACTGTGTTTTTTTATAAAAGGAACTGTGTTTAGGATCACAGTCCATCTTCGATGGATGTGTATCATGGTTCTAAGTTGCTAAAGCAACAAGAACCATGACAAAGCAACGAGAACCATGATAAAAAGAGTTAAAATGGATGACTATCCATCTTAACTCCAGATATTTTTATTTTTTAACTAGTAATGTCACACTCTCCACATGAATGGAATGTTCATGTTTATTAAACAAAAGAAAAAATAAACTCTTACTATTAAATACTAAAAATTTTAACTCGTTTTTATGTATGCCCACTAATTAAAGTGGGCTATTTCTTTATTTAATGATTCCCCATTCTTCACCATTAATTACTTTCCAAGCAACATAATAGCGCTGGCTTCCAACTGTGTAAGATAACCAGATGTAACCCTCAGCTTTTATATAGCTATCGTAAGTTAAGTTTTCACCAGCAAAATATTGAGCTTTAACATTTGCGGAAGTTGATGGGCTACCATGACGAACATTGATAGTGCGGTCCATGAAGAATGTGCCAGTTTGGCTAATTCTGCCGTTTGTATTTGTAGGCGGCTGAGTTGTTGTTGTTCCCCCAGTTACAGTTGCACCTGTCGAAGTAGCACCATAGATTTGTACTCGTCCAAAATCTCTAGTAGATATTTCATAAACGCCATTGCTGCGATCAGCAAGAATTGAGTAGCTTAATCCGCCGAAAAGATTGGGATTCAAGAATCCAACTTCATTACCAGCAGTGGGACTAGAATTTAAACCGTAGACTCTCCAACTAGTTGCAGTGCCTGGCAAATTCAAAGTTTTACCTGTACTCGGTGTTACTGGTGGATTTGGATTAACTGGCGGTTGAATTGGATCAGGCTTCACTTCATTAGATGAACCGATACCGTTCGCCACATCTGCAATAAACTGAGCTTTGCTAATTCCCCATTGTGCTAAATAAGCATAAGGGTCTGAGTGATCTGTTCCACCTAAATTTTGAGTAACCCATAAATGAGATTTAATCCCTTTACCATAACCATCTAGACTAATAGGAATGCCTGCTTCTTTAGCTAATTGACGTAATAAATTAACATAAGTCACATAATCTTTTTTGAAAGTTTCAGCGTTGTTAGTTCTAGCTAACTCTACTTGAGCATAAGCTCTACCGTTAGCACGAGGTCCAGCACCCCATTGAATGAATCCACTTGGAGCAATCTGAACCGCACGACCTCCGCCACCAACCCAATGACTAACGAATGCACTATTGACATTATTTGACATGAACGAAATTTCTCGTTCAAGTGAATCGGGCCCAACGTTATTACTATTTCCTGATTCGTGAGCAATAACAAATTCATTTGTACTTAGGCCTGTAGATGGCACAAACGGCATTAGTCGTTGTTCAACGTTCACTGCACCAGCAATGGTCGGGAACATTAAAACTAAAATCAGGGTTAAACTGAATAATACTTTGTTTACTTTTTTCATTGTACACTCTCCTTTTTTGATATAAAAAATAGCCCTCAAATCATTGAGAACTAGTCTTTTTTAGGTTCTTCATAATTTAACGCTTGTTCACTGTCTCTAAAAACCAAATACAGTTGGATCATTCACAACACCTAGAATTGTCAGTAATACAAATATTTGCATTTACTACATCTAAAAAGTAACCACCTAAAAAATTAATATCTAAATTAATACCTAAAGGTTTTAACAACAATTGAAATTAACAATAAAAATGCTGGCACAATCGCTACCCAAAAAGCTTTCGATTTAAAACGCACCTTCCAATTCACTTTCAAAAAATCACCTCCTTTCAATTAGGGCCTTGGAATGAAATAGGTTATAAACGAGATACCTATTGTAATAATAAATCCCCAAGCCCATTTATTATTTGCTTTCATTTCAACGATTGCCTTTTGATTTTCTTTTGAAATAGCCAAGGCTCGACTCACATCTCTTGTTAATTCGTCCAGTCCCTTAGTTTGCTCTTCAATTCGAGCTAATTTCACAAGAATATCTCTCCATAATTGTTCCTCATTGTCTACCACATACTCACCTACTTAAATAAATTAAAAAGAAGCTGCTATTCTGCAGCTTCTTTATCTTCTTTTTCTTTAACCATCAGTTGCACTTCTGATTCAGTTAATTGCTTAATTTTCACTAATTTTTCTAATTGTTCTAATGTGCACCAGTTAATTAAAAATCGATCTAACCATTTTACATATGTTTTACCCATTCTCTTTTCCTCCTAAAATCATAATTTCTAGATCTGATAGCTGTTGTCCCATGCTCTCAATTAAGATATCTTTTTCCATATTTTTAATTTCCAACTCAGAAATTTGTTGAGCCAATTCCTCTTCTTTTGTCAATTCCTCCATTTCTGGAGGATTAAGTTCTTCGTCTGTCGCAGTCTCAACCCATTTATTCATTTTTTCTGACCATTTAGGCTTTAATAATAGTTCTTCCCATGAGGGGTAATTGTATCCTTCTTCTGCAGCTGTTTCCTCAGTCGAGAAAACTTTCGATTCAAGAGGATAACCATTTGCATCTATTTTGTAATAAATCTTCATTTGTTGTTCACTCCTTTTATTTTTTAAGTTGGAAATGCATCGTCAGTGATAAACGTAATGCTATCTAGATGAAAATCTGTTGCATTGCTCGTGTTCCATATAACGGATATTCCATTTTTCGTAATATATAACGCGAGAATCTGTGCAGCTTGAGCTTGCCCCACAATTGTTTGAGAAAAACTACCCTGCGAAGGTTTAAAACCGAGTGGGAAATCTAATAAAGCTCCAGTGGAAGTTTTAAAAGTAAAGCTCCCACTTAATTTTACTAAGTTTCCTACACGTCTCATGCGTACGTTTGATACACTAGCTCCTGTAATCGGCAAGTTTACCCAACCTGTATCTTTAATCACATCTTGTTTTTTTGCTAATTCTGTAGATGTTGTCTCGAAATTTTTTTGAATGGCTTGGGCCGCATCTGACATACCTTTATAAATTTTCTCTATAATCATTTAATCTCCTCCTTAAATTTTTTAAAATGGCAATCTTGCTTATGATCTAGTTCCAACTTCGATAACAAGTGACTTAATCCCTTCTACAAGCAAGTATTCATTTGCTGAAATTCGCTCTATAGCCGGATTAGTCATCGCATAACTTATCGGCACTTTTACTTTAAGATTATTTCTGTCTACATATTCCACACCACAGTTTATTGTTACCGTACTAGAACCTCCGAAAACTGGTTCCGATTCTAAAGGCACAACTCCTAATCCGTACTCAAGCGATAATACACGTACGGCCGGATAACCGAATTGATTGTGTTCAATGGAAACTACTTCTGAAACAGGGTTCAACTTGTCGGATATAGCTTGCATAGCATCTAGCCGCTCTTTAAGTGTTTTATAAACAAACCCTCTTAGTTCTATTCTCGCATTTATTACTTCATCATCTACGGTAACTCCTGCAAGAGTGTTCTTCCATTCATCAGAAAGTAGTTGATATTCTTCGTTCCACTTTTCTTCAAGAGAAATCGCTAGTTTTTCAAGTGCTAATGCCACTTGATTTGCATCAAATAAATCAGATGAGGTCTGTTCAACCAGTCGAGCTAGAGCCTCACGAACATCAATTCCGTTCATTTTCACTCGAATCCAGTTCGCTAACTTCCTATGAAGTTCATCCACTTTATCCATATCGACCCAATTTTCAATTTCAATTGGTGTTGGATCAGTATAATATTCTGGCATTCTATCACCTTCCTAAATATTGTTTTTTAAATCGGTCTGACGGGTCTTTATTCATATCAACATTTCCTTCAATACCAGCGATACTACCAGTTGAAGTATATTGCCATAAATCAAAAGGATAATCTGGTTGTGTACTACGATAAGCAGGAATAACAATACTTCCAAAACGAGCAACATTTATATTGAACTGCTTGTATAAATGATTCGCAATATAAGCGACTTGATTCACTTGAACAACACCGAGTGAAATCATCTTGTTTTGCCATGATTCCGTACCTAGTCGCATATTTTCCATAGTAGCAACTTCTAAATCAATCATATAGAATTGAGGACTTTTTCCAGTTCCGACAATCGACCTTGTTCTATTATAAAAGTCAGTTGCTTCCTGTCCTGCATCGGCTTCATTAACATATCGGGCAAAGGCATAAACCGCATAAGGAATATTAAAGCGTTGGCATTGTTGAATGTTATAACGATAGTAGTTATCAACATAAGAACTACCATCTTGAACTCGTATGATCGCAAGTTCTATATTATCTCCCTTCACTTTTGCCCAATCAATTTGACCTTGATGTTCAGATACATCAATAATTTTCCCTATTTCTTGTGGATTAGTTCCGTTTTCAAGATTCTCAATTCGTTTATTCATTTCAGCGATCTGCTGCCGTTGTTCTGTGATGATTTTATTGCTGTTAGTTAATTCATTTCCTAGATTAGTTGTTGTTTCACTTAGTTTACTAGTTATTCTAGATAATGAATTTGCTTTACTAGCCAAATCATTTAAGGCATTATTCTTTTTATTCATTTCATTTTGGTACTGAGATAAAGTTAAAAACCTATCTCCAAAGGTTAAATCTGAAGTAGACAGATTAATAATATCAATCCCGATTCCAACAATTCTTAACTCTTCATCAATTCCCATAACTGCATTTCTTAAAAAGTGATAGCTACCAACTTCAAAACGCCTGACATCTAAGTCGATTAACGATAAATCTAGTGCTGATATGCGATACTGAGTTAACGCCGACTTTTGGCTGTTTAAAAACTCAATTCCTTTAGACAAGAGAATTTGCGGTTGAGTTACCTCTGACCATTCTTTTGTTTTTTCCATAAATCCAAACTCATCAATCAACGCTTGAGGTGCATCAATATACTCTTTTCCGTTATTAACACTTGCTATTGTCAGTCTAGGTTGTGATGCATCAGAACTTGTTTCCTCTGTTCCTTCCAAACGTTCCCCTCGAGGAAATAAACGAGTGCAAATTTCAGTAGGATCAACACTTTTAGAAATTGAAATAAGATTTTTAGATAACTCAATAGTGGTATCAACGTGTTCTCCGATTTCTGTAACGTAATCAATATAATTAACGCCATTTACTTCTCGAACTCGAATTTCTCCACCTATTCTGCTAATCAACTTATCTTGGATTGTTTCCCATGTTGTGGCCATGTCATCTACATAACGATAAACATTGTCAGTGCTGTTTGTAACGGTCACGATACCCACAATAAACCTTTTATGCTCTTCGGCCTGTGCGTTGTGAATGCCTATCAGATATCTGAAAAATTGTTCTGGTGTTGTGTTTTGGATTTTGGCATACTTCTGAACAGTGTCTTGTAAATAACTCAAGTCCGAAGCACAAGTATAGCTACAGTTAAATTCACCAGTTGATTCCATCTGATCAGTAGGGATTAAAACTCTACCTTTAAATATATTTTTGTTCAATTGACTATCAAAAACTCTAATAAGTGTAGTTAAAGGTTTCATTTTCCCAAAAGCAGGATTATTAGGAATAAACGACAAATTAAAACTGTCAAAGGTGTTAATTCCTTTTTTTATTGAACCCTCAATTAACTTTAAATCATTAGAAAAAGGCGAATGAATTTCTAATTCATCGCCTTTAGGACCATTTTTAATTAAGACTTGATACATTAAATCACTTCCTTGTAAAACTTGAACTCAATTGTTCCATTTCCAATAACTTCAAGTTCATTGATACCAGGTAACAGATAAAATCCAGCTATTTTATTTTCTCCACTTAACACCTTGTAAGACTTCCCTTTGTGGCGGATTTCCATTTGAGAGCTGGCTACAACAACTGGTGCTAAATTCGACATTCCAACATTAAACAAACTAATTGATTTTGAACCTTTTATATCATGCTTAACCAATTGCGCCATATCTAATTCGAAATTAAACGTATCCCAAATATCGTTCCCTTCTTGAAGTTCATATATTCTAAAAGGATAGCATTGGAAGACTACAGTTAACTTACCTCTATATTTCAATTCGTCCATGTCTGGTTTGACTTGAACCTCACCTAAATAATAGTAATCTTTCATGATATCATCGTATAAAGGTATTTTTTTACTAGGTTTCATCAACCAATCAAGAACTTTAGTCCACTGAATATACATAGAATCTTTAGTCCATAAACTCCGATTAATAATATTGAATGTCACTGTAAAAGTACGTTCAGTATAGTTTTGCGTACCATATACTTGGCTAAAATCATAAACGTAATTGGAATGGGGAATGCTTATTAATACTTTGTTTTTACCTGGGAATGATATTTGTTTATCGATAACATCAAGCCCAAGCTCCGAGCTATGTCGCCCATTATATTGTATTCCGTAATCATATAGGTTGTTCATTGGATTTCTAACCCCCATCCACTAAATGTAGTTCGTTGACCTTGCACTTCATCGTTTGATGAACCTAGTCCTTTTGAAACTTTATTACTATCAAGGTATGTTACTAATGGTTTTTCTGTGAAATCTCTAACGGCAGAAATTAATCCTTCGATATTTTCATTTTGTTTAACTGAATTGTTAGTAATATTCGTTGTATAAATATCGTTTGTATTATTAGCTAATCTGGAACTAATACCCAATGCTGTTTCAGCAGATATTTTAGGAAGTGCTGAACTGCTAGCTCCCAACTTCCAATCTAGGTTCATATTGTTGTTTAATTTATTAGCCATTTCGCTAACAGTGCTTTGAACATTTTTGAAACTATCTTGTAAACCTTTGTCTAGCCCTTCCATGATTGACATACCATTTGTAATCAGTAATTTTCTATCATAAGATATAGGGCCTTTGTTTTCCTTAATCCACTCGGCAATCCCACCAACAAATTCCTTGACCTTTTTAAACGCTGACTTCAAACCTTTCAGAAATCCATTAATAATCGCTTTACCTGCATCCATTAATGCATCCGGAACAAATACCCCTATAATCGCATCCAATAAATTTATAGCCGCTGATTTTATTTCATCCTTGTTATTTCTAATATTTTCAGCCATGCCATTAATTAAATCAGTAACAGCTTTAAATAACCTATCTTGCGCTTGGAGTAATCCTTCGACTATTTTATCAATAAGGTACATACCAGCATCAACAATTTTTTCAATATTATTTGCAATACCTAGCACAAATTGCACAATTAAATTAACAGCAGCATCGATAATTTGCCATAAATTATTTGCAATTCCATTAATAAAGCTAGCTATTAATGTTGCTGCTGCCGTAATTATGCCAGGCATTGCAGCTGTCAGGCCTTCGATTATTTTTATTATAATCTCAGTACCTTTGGCTATTATCTCGCCTATGTTGGCGTTTATACCACTTAGTATTGACAAAACTATTGAAATTCCAGCCGAAACAAATTGTGGCATAGCTAATGCTATCGTGTTCATAAAAGATACAAACATCCCGACAAAAGTACCAACTATCAACGGTACGTTTGAAGATATTACAGCCAAAAACCCAGTTATCATCAAACCAAAACCTATACCTACACTCTGCAGTGTTGGTATAATCAACGCCATGTTTGCACCTAGAGCAGAAATAGACATAATTAATAATGCTATGCCTGAACTTGCAAGGCCTATACCTATCCCGATTGCTAATATTGTCGCTCCAAACACTGCAATACCTAATGCTCCAGCAGTCAATGCTGGTCCTAATAAAGCGAATACTCCGGCCAATGCAGCTATTGATATAGTCAATAATCCTATCATAATCATTCCATTAGTTCCTGTTTTGGCAAGTTGTGAAATTCCTAACGCCATCAACCCTATTCCGGCAGTAGCGATACCAATACCAGCGCCAATTTTCAGAATTGATGTTGCAGCACTAGAAAAAGCCTTGCCTAAAGTAGCTATTCCGCCACTTAAAGACGGCAATTTACCCATCAACCCGCTAATAGGTGATAGCAAACCGCTTATTCCTCTGCCAAACAAAGACAACATCCCCGTTATCGCTTTAAAACCAGTGAATGCACCAATGATTACCATGATTCCTTTTTTTGCAGTTTCCATGACTTTCCCCATGTTTTCAAATGATCCACTAAACATTTTTGTGATTCCTTCTTTAACTACGGGTTTTAGTTCATCAAACACTGCTCCAAAAACAACAGGCAATCCTTTTAGTATATTCGTAAACATCGGAATGAAATTATCTATCAAGAATGTCTTTGTTGTAGAAGCCAAATCTTTTAGTTTCGGTGTTATATCTTCCCCTAACGCTAGCCCTCCTAGAACATCCTTAAATACTGAACTCATTGCTGCAAAGGACCCAGTGAAAGTTTCAGATGCTTCTTTAGCTGTCGTTCCAGCGATACCCATTTCTTCCTGAACTACATGAATAGCGTTATAAACGTCGTCTAAATTGTCGATATTGTACTCAACTCCTGATAACTTCGTTGCATCAGCTAAAAGTCGTTCCATTTCTGTTTTAGTACCGCCATATCCAAGAGAAAGATTATCTAGCATTGCATAATTCTGCTTGGCAAAACCTTTATAGGCATCTTGAATACTTTCCATAGATGTTCCCATCTTATTCGCATTATCAGACATATCAATCAATGCCATATTTGCTGTATCTGCTGCCGCTTCGGTGTCTCCACCCATTGATTGCAATAAGCTAGCACTGAAACTGGTTACAGTCTCCATATAGCTGTTTGCAGACATTCCAGCTGTTTTATAGGCCTCATCTGCATAAGCTTTTACTTTGTCTCCGCTATCCTTGAAAAGTGTTTCAATACCACCTAATGATTGTTGTAATGCAGCACCTTCATTTAATGAAGCTCCAATTCCATCTTTTAAAGCTCCAAATGCAGCACTTGCAAGTTTTACAAGCCCTAATGCTGTAACAATTTTCCCAATAGAAAGAGAAGCTTTTTCACCATTTCCCTCTACGCTTGCAAGATCACTATTCAATCCGTTAAGACTGTCTCCATTTACATCAACATCAATAGTAATGCTTCCATCTGCCATCCTTACTCACCCTCTTCCAAGTTTTGGCTTGGTAAAGCATATAATTCTTTGAGTTTCTTCAATTCTTTTCGTTCTTTTTCGCTACCTTTACCTTTAGGCATTTCACGCTGTCGTATATCCATAACTTGTTGGAACTTCGTATCAGTCGGTAACCCTATTAAATAGGCTCTGAACTTGTCCCAGTGCAGCTTGCCTTGTTCCTCTATCAAATCAATGTCGTAAGCCTGTTTAAACGAGGAAAATATGTATTCAGCATCATGTTTAATGGAATACACTTGCTTGTTTTCCTCTTTAACAACTGGCATAGGATCACCATTCCTATCAAGAGCTATTTTTTCTTTTTCAGATGTGTATACTTTCGTTTCAATAATTTCATTAAAAATATCTACTTGAGTTTGTAAGTCACATTCTAGTTTTTTATCAAGTAACATTTCTAACCCCATTGTTACTTTTCTGATAGGCTGTATATCCTCATCGTCAAGCATTTCAATGACTCTTAAAACATTATCGAAACTCATGTCTATATCATGCTCAACGCCTTGAATTTCGATACTGTCGTTAAATCTATATGCAAGTGAAAACATTATTCACACCTACTTTTTAGACTTCTTTTTATCAATTAAATACTTAGCTTCTTTTTTCTCCATTTCTTTATTGCGTTTCTTTTGAATTTTTTCCACTTCTGGAGCAATCCCTTCACAAATAGATTCGAATAAATCAATGAGCTTCCAAAATGACGGTACAACTTGGTACAATCTGTCAAACGAACCCTCGCCGAATAAGAAAGTATAATTGATAGCTAGGTCTTTAACGGCTAAATCAAACATTTTTTTGTACTCAGACCCGTTAAATTCGTTTTCGTTAATCTTTTCCAGTTCTTTTGCTAATTTTTTGCCTCGTTCTTTAACATCTTTTTCAAAATCAAAAAATTTAATAAAGTTCTCTTCAGTCGCATCAAAATTAAAGGTTTCTCCATTAATCGTAACTGGAATTACATCTACTTCTACATTAAAATTCATTGCCATTTTTGAATTCCTCCTTGAATTAAAAAGGAGCAAAAATTAATCTGCCCCTTGTATGATTATTTAGGTAAATTAAGTTTTGCTGCTTCAGGCGGTGTTGGCGTTACTGTTTCTTTTGGAATTTGGTTATACGAAATTGTGCAAGAGAAATCTTCAAACTCTGTCGCATCGCCTGAACCTGCTACGATACCTGAAACTGTTGCAATCCCGATAAACGTCTTTTTCCCATCAGAAGTAACTACTTTATGCCAAACTTTACGATTCTCACCCGTTTTAAATCTAATCCCTTCGATATAAGCCTGCGCTTTATCTTCTGGATCAAAACTACCTTCGAAACTATATGCTGCACTGACACCAGTAACTGTCGTTTCCTGCGAGCCGTCACCATCGTAATATCCAGTATCATCTGTTTGTTCGTCTGTATCATCAGATACGTTTGAAATCCATTTAGCTAGCTCCATCCATTCAGTTGGCGCTTCTTTACCTAATACATAAGGTGCGATAAAGTGACCTCTTAGCGCATTTTTTAATCTTGCCATTTATAATTCCCCCTCGATTGTGATATTTGCTGTAAAATCCAATAAAAAAACAAGCCACCCTTGTTCATCAAATTGATTGATGAAGGGCTTACTTGTAATAGTTAACTTGTTAAACGTAAAACTATCATCTTGACTAATTACGCTTTTTACTTTGTCTAAATGCTCTGATATAAGCCAAAGCACTTGCTGTAACTTATCGCCATCTTTTGACTTCATAGCAATTTCATAATTCATGTCAACGTCTTTTGCCCCATCCATGTATTCTTTAGTCGTAGCACTACCAGGTAATGGATAAATCACTAACGATTCATCAGTTCCTAGATAACCAATTCTTAACTGAATAGGTAAGTTGTCGATAGAATTAACTGAATCTTTAATTCGTTCGATAAAGTCCATTAATTAATACCACTTCCTCTTAGAAATGCTTTTTTCCACGAATCCATATACATTCCTTTAGCTTTTAAATCCCATCTAGGACCTGTTCCAGGAGTTGAGTATGTCGTACCGTTTAAGTGAAACTGCCGTTTCGCATATGGCATTTCATAAAGTATTTTACCCACACTTGTAACGTGCACCGCTGTTCTCAAATTCCCTTCTTTTCTAGGAACGAATCTATCCATGTCAGCCATAGCTTGATTGGCAACTGCATATTGACCACGTTTGACGTTTTGGCTGCTTATCTTACGCTTAATACCACCAAAATTAACAGTAACACTCATTAAACCACCTCTAATTCATAAGAATAAAGGTCATCTGAATAAGCTTCTTTAATTGGAATAGCAGAAGTAATAACATGTTCTTGGCCATCGTATATTACAAGCCCTTGTTCTTTAAATGGACCAATAGGACTTGTTAGCCCTGGATAACAAAATACAACAGCGTTAAACAACAACTGCTTACCACTTGTGGTAGCTGTATACTGTGGTGTTTTATCAATGCGGCAGTTTTCAATCAAAATAGGTTCTGCATAAACAGGTTTATTCCAATCACCTTCACCTAGATAGTCTTTATACTCAAAAGAATCAACTAGAAACTCTATTGGTGGTTTAGGCATCATAAAGATTTCACCCCTCTATACAACAATCCGCTGCCTTCTAAATAGATATAAACATCTTCTGAAACTAGAGATTTGCTTTCGTTTTGACCAGAAGCATTGTATCTAGTGCCGTTTGAAACACTTGTACGACCTGCGCTAAACGATTGCGGAGCTTTATTAATACTCTCATGAGTATCAGCTCCAACCTCGCCAAAATAGATAATTTGAGCGCATAATGCTAATTTAAACTGCTTTACTCTAAAATCTATTGGATCATCAGTGATTGAGTTAAACTGATAAAACCGATTGGTTGTATTGTCAATAATAGCTGATGCTTTCAATAGATACTTATTAAATGTATCTTTAAAATCATCAGTTTTATTTGTTAACTCTTTGAATTCTTCAAATGTTAGATAAGCCATGAATTCCCTCCTAATATAAAAGAGGGAAGCATTTAGCTACCCTCTAATAATTTTATTAATTCACTTTTGGTATCACTTGTTTTATAAGGAATACCTTTTTCGTCAAGACTTTCTTTTAACTGTTTAACGGTAAGGCTGTTATAGTCTATTACCACCACTCTTGACTGTGGCGATATTACTTCCCCGATGGAGCAGGAACAGTAAGTTTAGCTTTCAAAATCGCTTTTTTATTCTTGTCTGGAATGTATTTAGCGTATTTACCAGCTCCTTGTAATGCTACTCCATTGAAATCTTCTGAATCCATCGCGCGCGCAACTTCAATACCGACTCCAGCAACTCCAATACCAATCGCTGTAAAGTAGGCATTTTCTCCAGTTTGAAATTGATCATCAGCAAGTTCTTCTAATTCAAAACCTTTGAAACGATATAAAGTTTGGTTGTCAATGTTTACACTCGAGTTTTTATCAGTTTTAGCAAGGTCATTATCTACCAAAAAGTTAAAGACATCTGGAGTCACATAAGCAACTTTTGCAATAGTTGAAGAAACTTTATTGTTTACGAATTTCTTATGTGCTGCTGCAAACATTTTAGTTACTCCAGCTTCTGTTAAATCACCAGTTAGTGTTTCACTAGCATTATCAGAAATTGCTTTACCTAAGAATTTATTTACATGTTCTGCCCAAGCGACACCATGTAGAGCTAAACGTTCCGCAACTACTTGGTCTGGGATATCATTCACTGTAAATTTATCAATACCTTCATGAATTGATAAAGGTTTTTCCCATGGAACACTTTTATCTGTAGACTTAACTTCTTTTCGTGTCCCAAAACGATTGGAACTACCTGTACCAGTACCGAAACCAACGTTTGCATCTGTACTGTATTCTTGAATTGTCACATCAGTGTCTGTGATTTTTAAATCCAAGAATTCTTCGTTATATTCCGCATCTGATTTGACTTGTAATTGTCCACCAAATACTCGTAAAAAAGGTGTCTTCGTCTCAAACAAACTAGGTAAAATTCCTGCATATTGTTTTGTATAGATTTTAATTGTCATTTTTTATTTCCTCCAATTTGTTATTTAAATTTATTTGCTGCCGCTGTAAATGGATCGGTATTCCCAGGCGTATTATTCGCAGGATTACCAGGAGTTACAATGGCAGGAGTTGTTTCTTTTCTTACTTCTGCTTGCTCAAATAAAAATGATTTACTTTCTTTCAGCCCATCTAACTGCTCCTTTAAACCTTGTAAACCATCATCTGTCACCTTAATTGTATCTTTGTCTAATAGACCTAACACAATCGCTTCATCAACGCTGTTGGCTTCTTTTAAAGCTAACTGAATAGCAAAATCTTTCTTTTGAGCGGCTAATTTTGCTTCTGAATCGGTGCTAACTTGGTCAAATTTACCTTGTAACTCAGTTAATTGAGCCGTCACCTCTTCGTTTCCCTTTGCCAACTCTTTTAATCCATCTAGTTCCGTCTGATTAGTGTTTAACTGCTCCTTGAATTGATCACGCTCTTGCTCTGCAGTTGCTAGGCTAGTATTCAATCCGTTTACAGTTTGACCATGTAGCGCCATTACTGACCCTAATTGTTCATCAGTTAGTCCTAAATCTCTCAATTGTTCTCTTTTCATATTTATTCATCCTTCCGTTTTTTTACGTGGCTACGACCACGATTGGATTAAGTAGATTTAACGTCTTGCTTAGGACGATAAAAAAGCCACTATCAAAGTGACTAAACGCTAATATTTATCATTTATTCATCATAACGAAAGTCTTTTACTAATAATTCTATAGGCGTATAAACCTTTTCTCTTGCGTAGTTCCTTGATAGATACTCATTGCTATCAACAAGTTCTCTAATCGCTCGTTGCGTTGCTGTAATGTCTCTTTGCCATATTTTCGCACCATCTGTGTTATCCATTGACTCCGAAACCATCTTATTTTTCTTTAGTTTAACTATTCTTCGTTCTAGTTCACGTTGTCTCTTAGTTAATTTTGCAACCTTTTCATTTTCTGAAGCATTATATTTAGTTTGATTATTCGTATTTACCCCAGGAATAAAAGGAATATGATTATGAGTACAGTTAACACCTCGATGACCCCCAGCCGTTCCGTATTCAGCATTCCAATAAGAATCGTAAATACTCCTATATTCTGCTTTGGCTGGTACAGATTCTCTCAAATCAACAACATTACCTTGTATCTTTGAACAAGCAGCACGAGCTCCCATATGGCTAGTGACAATGACCGTATGAACATCATATTCAGCCATCCTATCTTTTCTTAACTGATTATAGGTATTTCCGAGCGTTGACTTTAAAACGGTTCTTACATACCTTTCGAGTGACCATGTATGACCACCTTTATCAATAAAAGAACTATTAATTCCTTTTTGTGCCCATTTTTGAACAGTTTTCTCTAAAGCTTCTTCAAATGTAAATAGACCAGCATTAAATCCAGCAGTCGTCTTGTTGATAATATCCGTATACATTGCAGTTATTGCAGTTCTATAGCCGTTATTCGTTGAAATAAGCGTTTGGTTAACATAGTTGTCAACATCGCCCCAAGCTTGTTCGTAGTATGCTCGCATGATATTGTCTAAATCAGTTGGCAAAGGTAAATCATCATAAGGCACAGCACCATCAACATCTTTAATTATCTTAGGGCCAACTTCACCAAATATATTCTCGATTTGCTTTTGAGATAATCCAGTAGCATCAGAAACAACTTTAGCTGTATCTTTGTTAATTAACTTTAAATCGTTTAACTTCTGATGTTGCCAGTCTTGAATGTTATCTGGATTAGTATTTAATTGTTTAATGATTATCTTTAATATTTCGCCTTCTAACGATTGATAGATATGCGACATGTTACTAGACCATAAATCAAGTTGGTAAGGTGTAATTGGCATTAAATCACTCCTTTTCAGTCAAAGGATACCGCATACCTTCTATTTCAATAAAAAGCTGATCTATTTCAGTTAAAACTCGCGAAGGGCTATTAGCCATTACGGTGACATCTATCGTGACTACTGCTCTACTTGGGTAATCATTTTGCTTAATGGTATAACCTGTTATGCCGAATCTTTTTTTGCCATCCATTATTCATCACTCCCAAACTCTTTCTTCTCTAAATAATCATCAATTTCAACACTATCAAGACCTGTTTCTTCCATTTGAATCCTTTTAAACCATTTTTGGGACTCTTCATCAGTTAGTTTGAAAATACCTTTCAATGCTTCTGTAGTAGGTACTAACCCAACAGTTTTAGCCTTACTGTAGAACTCTAACTTCTGATCTCTACTCCCAAAAATACCATCGTCAAAATCAACGCTAATTTGGTCAAACGTCGGAATATCACCATCGTATAATGCTTTCCCATTAACCTTTGTTGCTTTAGACACTTCCAAAATAGATACAATTAATCCTTTAATGAACTTTTCAACCTCGTTACACTGCATGTTACGAGTTCTGTATGTTAATGAGTTTTCGCTAACGACTTCCGTAGCTGTTTTAAATGACTTCCCATCGAAACTAAATGTTCCAACAGATAATTGCATTTGCATTTCTAGCATTTTCAACGATTGATTGATTGCTGATATATACTGGTCGGTTCTAATATCGCTAGTGACATCTTTAATCGCTTCGTTAGTGTCGTCCATCCTTAAAGCCTTGAACACATTTACATCTGGATCAAATACAGGATTCATTACTTGGTTCTTTTCATCAGGAACGTGATTAAGCATATGGTCGCTTACTAATACAGTTCGCTGCCCCATTCTAATTTCCCAGTTAAATTGATCAAATGTATCATTTATCTGCTTTACAACACTGGAGGAATTGTCACATAAACCAATACCTAAAGGACTATATAAGCTGAAATTATTGAAACCACTTGGCTTTAGATAATTTAAAATAGGCTTACTAGGTTCAGTTATTGTGGCTGTTTCGAGCAAATCCTTATATTGATCGTTATATCCTAACGGCACTCGTTTACCAACAATAGTTGAATCTTCTGATTCGTATAACTCATTCGTAATCTTTATGTTTCCGTCTTCCCATTCGTGAAATTCTAGCAAGGTATAATAGTAAGTTTTCTTGCCACTGTTCACAACTGTTTTAAAGACGACAACACCCTCTGTAATTCCCTTAGAATTGCTTCTTAACGGATAAAAAGAGTTTGCCAAAGCCCAACTAAACTCGACTTCACCTGTGCTAGTATCAACATATGGCCTAACTGCTAACCCTCCAATCGCAAACATCGGTTCTAAATATTTAGCCAAATTACGCTTAAAATCATTATGTTCAAATGTTTTTTGAATGAAATCGTTAGCGCCTTTATTGGCTTTTGCATCAACTTTAATCTCAGTTTGTTCATTAAAAACCAACGATGACATCATTTCAGCGGTCATTTTCCTTAAGTTAAGAGCCATATACTTACGCTTAGCACTTTTGTTGTTGGAGTTAATATACTCAATATCTGGATAGTCGTTTTTGTACTCTCTAAAGTTATTTTCAATTCTAATTAACTCTTCGGGATCTATGTTAATTTTCCAATGGTCATTGATAGTACCAAGTGATTCGCTATTCAAGGCATAACCTCCTTTCTTAAACATATTTTTGATTCGGTCCATAAACGTCATAAACTACCCTCCTACACCTTCAATTTCCACTCTCTAGCATTATCAATACAGCCATATTTAAAAGCATCAACTGAATGGTCAAACTCTTTAATTACATCTGGATTATCGCTATTCAATGTTGTTTCTTTGAACTGATATCGTTTGTGTTCTTCAACAAAAAGTGTTAAATCGTCACAATTACTTAATCCAGTCTTTATAGTAGGAACTAAATAATAAAAACGCCCCTGCGCTAACAAATCATGGACGTAATCAATCATGTCTATGTTCTTTTTCTTAGCAACTGGATGCCATCTTTGCCCATAATCTTTGTAGTATTGATTCCTTAATCCACCTTCAGCAGAATCAATGGTCCTTTGCCTAACTTGTGCATTTCCAACAATCGGATGATTGGCAGTCTTTTTTACAAACTCGTATAAATCTTTAGATAAATCGCTAGGAGCTTTTTTAACTGCTTTACCTTGCGGACTGTAATAGTACATATTAAGCAATATAACCTTCCCTTTGGCTGTTAAACCAAAAGCTAGGCAAACTGTAGCAGATGTTTGATGACCTACGTCAGTGGCGTAATAAAGGTTGATTATCCTATCATCAGTTGGCAACTCTTCCAAAGCTTGGAACAAATCAATGTTGTATACGTTAGTACCTAACCCGACTGGTTCGCCTAAGTACAAATAGCGATAGTAATCGTAATCGTTTTTTTAATTCGCTCAATATCATCAAGCATTTGCTGTGTAACAAACCCTAATTCATCATTAAGGTAACTCGATTCATTCACTAGGTAATTACTTAATCCTTTTAACGACTCAACCCATTCATTTATCCATGAATATGGATTACGAGGTGGATTGTAACTCCAAAAGAACCTAACCATATCCGCATCTGGATGTTTTTGTCTCATGAAAGTTGTATTTGATTGGTCAAATTCTTCAGCATTTTTAAATTCAGCAGCTTCTTCATACCAAACTGATATGATATTACCTATATCGTTTGATTTAAGCTTTTGGAAATCATCTTGCCCATAAAAGAAAAATGTAGACCCTGTTTTTTTGTGCGTAACCCTAAAAGGAGATACAGTACAAGTAAACTGATCCATAATTCCGAACTTCGATAAAGCCCATTGTATTTTCAGATAAACTGAATCACGTATGTTGCTAGCCACTTTTCTTATAACGACAACATTAGCTTTTTTACCTGTAACAAGGTAACTAATCATCATATAAACCAAAAGAAGCGCAATAACAGATGACTTAAAACTGTTACGTCCGCCTTTTAATATGTTATACGGTTTTTCAGTGGTCCATACTGGTTTAAAATGAGGATTTATTTCATTTTGTATTACTACAACCTTATTCACTCGCACCACCCCACGAATCTACAATAGTGATATTTTCAGTATCACTTGATTCTTCATCAAGCATATTTTCAATAGATTTAGTTTGAGCTTTCGCCAATTTGATTTGTTCTTTTTTGAACTCTTCATCAATACTATTGTGTTTTTGCCAACTATCACGCTTTCTGTTCTTAAGCCACAACGCAATAGCTCCTGTATCTGGCGAAACGTGCTTGGTAACTATTTTAGTTGTTGTAAAAGCCCCTGATTCTGTCAATTGCCTTGTCTCTTCCTCATATTCATAACCTATAGCTCTTTTGTACAAAGCATCCTCAACTTGGTAGTCAGCAATTTCTTTCCCTTTTTTTAGGGACTCCATTAACTCCGAAAACTCTCTTTTATAGTTGTTGAATGTTGACTCAGCCACATCTAACCTTTTGCATATCTCTATCTCAGTTAGCCCTTCTCTGCACCACCATTCAATTTCCTGTAACCTAGGCGCAACATGAGTATCATATTTACTCTTACGCCCTTTTTTACTTTTTCCACTCATGCCACCACCTCCTAATTTTATGTATAAAAAAAGACACTCGATTGAGTGCCGCTACTTACTCGTTGTCCCATCCACCTATTTTTTTACTGCTAGTTTTTGCAGATGTAAAGCATTTAACCGCATAGTCTACTGAATCACAAATCATCAGAACAATAAAAAATGTTAAAAAAGGATGCTGCGACATAAATTCAAACAGGTTCATGGTATCACTCCTTTATAGTTTATGTAATGCTGTAGCCGTCAACGAGCTACAACTTAAAATAGTTATGTTCACTAAATTAGAACTCTGATATAATTAAATTATTAGCGAGTGGTCCGCTAATAAAAATTATAAAAGGCGGTGAAAACAAAATGAGCAAACCGTTTATGTTAACATACGATTTGAATAGCCCTGGTCAAAGTTATGACGATGTCATAAAGACAATTAAAGAAGACATTTCGACAGGAGTGTGGTGCAGTTATTGGAAGTCATCATATTTATTACGTTCAAATTTAACACCACATCAAATGATAGCTAAGTTGAAACCTTTTCTAGACAACGGTGATAGATTTTTTATTACAGAAATAGTTGACAATAAAGGAGGTTGGCTAACAGATAAGAATTGGGATTATATTAATAAAAATATTTTTACAGATTAGGTTCACAGCTTGATTCTGCAGAATAAATATTCCCGTCACTATCTTGAGGAGCAGTTCTAGCTGCTTCTCTTTCTCTATTTCTGCCAACTGTTTCGCAATAGGCTTCAACTGAATGATACTTAATAACCTGTTCTAGGTGTCTTTGATATACTTGTAATGTTGATTCTAACCTTTCACACGCTCTTTTAGATTCCTCGTAAGCTGCGATTAGGTCTTTTTTGCTTAGGTCCTCTAAATTACTTTTTAATTCTCCCATTACTTATCATCTCCTTATATTTTAATAACAAAAAACTCCAAAGCCATGACGACTAAGGAGTTTAATATGTATTTGCTAGCCTTGCCTCGTACTAGCTCGTTCGCCCCAACACAACTCTCTTGCGATACCTCCCTTTATGCATAACAAACAGACAGCTGATTACAAAGGACTTAACTAGTATGCCTTAAACTATTTGTTACACAATACGCTATCGGTAAGGATTCGAACCTTACAACCGGTCTTTATTCTCTATGATTCAAGTTTTAACGCTCTACAGCTGGTGCCACTTTTTCGGCGCGTAGTCTCAACCCTCGCATGACCGTAACCGTCTACTGTTGCATCCTCATAGATTTGTATTTGCGTTTACCCATTCCGCCACGATAGCCTAAGCTGATAAAGGTAAAATTACCTCTAAAAGCTAAACGGTCGAACCGTTTTTTCCTTTATTTGCGAGGCGCTTTCGTCCTCAATGTGAATCGTAACAGTCTACTCCCAATTCGCTGTTACTTGCAACCCCGCATTTGATCACTAAATAGTTGCTTCCCTAATATCTGCCCTAGGATTCGAACCTAGATGCACCAAGAATAAGATGATAAGGAGATCCCCCTATTAATTTATTGCAATTGACAGATACGCAGACAGCCTAATTTTTCTTGCCACGGATGGATTGTATAGTTATGTTACTGCCTGCTGAACTCTAATCAAATCAAGAAAGTAATGTTGCAACTGTAATCACTTATGTGTCTTTTGCTGTCTCTCCTGGTTCTTTCGATAATACAATAGTATCACTCTATTTCGTTATAAAACCCTACAAAATCCCTACAAAAACCCTATTTTTATTTTCAATCATACATTTTATACACTGTAAGCTGTTTAGCGTGATATGCTTCAGCGAATTCAATCAGCGCTCTTGACTTGTACTTTTCAATCGCTTTATCGCTGTAGTCTAACGCTCTTGCAATCTTCGTAACGGACCAGTGATCCTTGTCGATATATGAGTACCATAAAATTTCCTTACTCAGTCTAGGCAACAAGTAAATCGCTTCTAATATCTCCCAAACTTTCTTCTCAGCCGTCACTTTTTTAGTCACCATGTCCTCGATTGGTGTACTCTTAATGCTCGCACTACCTCGTGGCATGTCGCTTATTTCAACTGTTAGTCGCTGTGAGTAGTTCTTGCCAGCTTCTCGCTCTAATCTGCTGTACTGTCTCAACACACGTCTAGCATTCTTTTTAGTAGCTTCTACGTCTACATCTGGAAGTAGTGTCGTCATCTGCATTCTCCTTATCTACGTTTATGCATTTTTGCTTTAATTTTATTTAACTGTTTCTGCAATTTACCGTCATTTATCACTATGTCATACCCTTGTAGATACGCAATAATATCACTAGCTCTTTTACCACTTTTCGAAATACAAATCGGTTGCCCGTTTAGTGATATAACATGTTTGTAAGTGCTATTGTATTGCTTAACTCTATGAACTGTTAGTTTCATTTAACCCCTCCACATCAACGTTTTTTTGCTAATATAAACATTTATACAATTTGCTTGCATTTTCAGCAACCAACGCAACTTCGCTCTCGTTAAACATAAATTTTCAATTCATTAATTTCTTTTCTTATATCTTCTAGTTTGTCATGAATCCACAACTCATCAACTCTTGCAACATCATAGATTCGATCAAGCAACAGTTCAATCATTTTTATATCTTCCTCGATTCTTACCTGATAGACTAATTTATCAGCCATGCTAACCCTCCGCTTCTACAGCAAACGCCCAGTATCGCTCGTCAATTGATTTGATTGTCTCTTCTGTTAACTTCGCTTTAAAATTTCTGAAACAGCTATCTGAAGTTCCAAATATATTGAATTCATCACTCGTGTTATCAAACTGTAAATACGATGGAATTGTTTCTAACTCTTCTAAATGATTATTCCAAACAGAAATTGGCAATTTTACATAGTACAACTTTTCCTTTTCGACTTCGTAGCCGTTCATAACTGCTTCTACAAATAAAATAAAATTATCAGCTTTCACAATCCAGTTTTTTAATTCTGAAGTACCAAAACTTCTAATGTATTGTTCTTGATGTCTAATTAAATCAGCTTTATCCTCTTTCGCCGGTTCTCCATCCTCCCAATGACTACCAAGAAACTCAGCAACAAACTTAGGTATCACTACTTTTTTAATTTCTGTCAATTCTTCATCCTCCCAAATTTCCAAATCGTATTCTAGCAATTCCTTATCTGTTAGTTCTCTCTCATAAGCCACAAGGGAAAAGTCTTTCGCAGCTACCCACCCAGCTGGTATTGCTGAGTAGGGTTTTCGTTGTCGATACCAATACATTTGAATTCCTCCTTAAATTAGAAAGGCATATCATCATCTGAAATGTCGATTGGTTGTCCGCTTGAAGCAAATGGATCAGTACCTGGTAAGTTATCTTGCTGATACTGCTGTTTGTTAGCTTGGTTGTTTGCCGGTCTGTTCGTTTGTTGCGGTTGCTGACGTTCCTCGTTTGCTGCCTTCGACTCTAGTAAAGAAAAGCTGTCAACGACTACTTCTGTTACATAAACACGCTGACCTTGTTGATTGTCATAGCTTCTTGTCTGCAATCTGCCTTCTACTCCAATTAACGAACCTTTTCGAGTGAAGTTAGCTAACGACTCTGCTTGTTTTCTCCATACTACGCAGTTGATAAAATCTGCTTCTCGTTCTCCGCTTTGGTTCGTGAACTGTCTATTTACTGCTAACGTGAAAGAAGATACTGCTGTTCCGCTAGATGTATATTTTAAATCTGCATCAGTAGTCAGTCTCCCTGTTAATATTGCTCTATTTATCATTAATTACTCACCTCTTTGTCTTTTTATTGCTTTAATTCCGTGTAACAACTCACTCATTTTTTCTTTATCCATATGCCCTACAACGTCATACCACAAATCAGAATCAAGCTCTTTTATTTGATTTTCAACATACTCATCTTGATCATCTAGGAGCAGGTCATCATCACATATCAGCATCATTTCTAAGCCGTAAGTGCGGACTCCCGAGATTACGCTAGCTCCGAATCCATTTTCAAATTCATATTTAACCTGCTCATTAAACGGATGCATTCCGTCAGTTTTATATTTTTCTAATCCTTCAATAATTGGTATCATTTTTATTACTTAACCCCCATTCCGCAAATGCTTGTAAGACTTTAATTTCTTCTTTTGTTGATAATCCCATATATGCCCGTTTAATTATCCCTACATCCACTAAGTCTATTGAATTTATCTCAACTTCGTTTAAAAAGTAAAGACCGTATACAGCAGCAATCGGGCTCCCAACGACTTCCATGAATTCTTTCAAATACTCAAATACAATCCGCTGATCCGCATTAAGCTGAATCTCTTGCTCCTTCTCAGCCTCATTAATAAAACGTTTAGCATTGTTTAAATAATGCTCTCTAACTTCCTTGCCACCTTTATTTGATACCAAGGCATAATCTATTTCAGATATTGCTGATTTTAATAATTCGCTCATTTTGCTTCCCCCAACAATTCCGGATTGTCGTAAATGTTGCCGACGATTACAATATCACCACAACATTCAAATAAGTCATCTTGCATATTTTCCCATTCAAATAAAAATCCACCTTCATCAAAAACTATTTTCCCGTGGACTTCACCACGTTCGTCCCAGCCAATAGCTCCCTCAAAAATTTCTTCACGATCCATATCTTTTAATCCTGTATATTGACCTACTGTTTCTGGAATAACTTCATGACAAAATCCATGTAATTGGTTCATTGAATACGATATTTTATCGCTCATAATCAGACCTAGAATGTACATGCGTTTTCCAAGGCCATTCGGAACAGGAACACCTTCAATCCATTTCCCATCGCTTATTCGTTTCCCTCTAAATTTAATCTCTCTCATTTCCTCACACCTTCCTAATATCTTTAAACGAAACTACTTTCCTTTGATGCCCCTCAACTTCAACCAACACACTATTAGTGTAAAATACAATGACTTCCCCATAAAACTTGTTTAGCCCTTGCTCGCAATAGACAATCTCGCCTATTTCATATAATGAATTCTTGTAATTTCTCTTTACTATTTCGTTGTCCACTCCAAAATTGTATGGCTTAAAATTCAATCCCATTACTGGTTTTTCGGTAATCATGAGCTACCTCCTTAAAATAAACTAATTGACATATTTTTTAGCATTTCGTTTTTCGCTAGTTTGTAAAAGTCTTTTTTTATTTCAAAGCCAAATGCATTTCGATTTAATTCAGCGGCAGCCCTTATTGTTGAACCACTTCCAGCGCATGGATCAATCACTGTATCACCTACATCTGTAAAAATCTCTATCAATTCTTTTAAAACTGGAATTGGCTTTTGAGTTGGGTGGATCTTCGGATAGCTAGAATCAGTTTTCCAGTTAAACCAATTCTTAACCATTCTCCCCTCATTGTTAAATTTCGGCAGTTTTTCACGATACATAATTAATGCGTATTCTGTTGCACCTACAACTTTCATATTTGCTTTCAATACCTGTGGTGATGATTTTTTAATAAATACTATTGGGATATATCCTTTAAATCCGTATTTCTCCCCATATTCAATCACCATTTGAAGTTGTTGGAATGCGCAAAACACAATCATAGCCGGAGCTTTTCCAACTTCTTTCGGCTCTTTTATTAACATTTTCGAACAAAAGTGCATAAACTCTGATATTTTAAAATTTTCGTCAGTATCAAAAAATGCTTTATTCGCTTTATCTGACTCCCCATTTTTTATATCTCCATCTACATACCATTCATTACTCGAAGCATATGCGTTTTTTCCTAAATTATATGGTATGTCGGCTATAACTAACTGAGCTTTTGGTATGTTGTACCTTTTATAATTCTGAAAATGATCGTTATATATATCGAATTTATTTGTTTTCTCCACTTACTCCACCTCTATCTCTACTCTAGGATTCTCCTTATCCACATCAAAGTAATCGCTGAATCCAAGAATCTGCTTCCATCCGTCATTTTCTAGAAACTTCGCCTTAATCATTCCATCCAAGACAAACTTTTTCTGAAAAGCGATGTTGTCGGGATCTTGCCGTTTATCTAAGGTATACCAATTGAATTTTAATCTTGTAGGAATATCAAACGTGACTCCGTCCTTCATAGCCTGCTTAACATAAAACTCGCAAATTGCTGTTTGTTTCTTTTTCGCTGAAGCACCACTAAATCGATTTTTCCTCTGTTCGTTTGTATACTCGTTAAGGGTCATTAGCGGTAAAGGTATGACTATTCTATTTGCCACTTCTTTTCCTCCCTAACGCTTTTAAATTGTTTTCCTTATCGTAAGTCGTTTTCCATTCTTGGTAGTCGCTCATAGCTTTATTTTGCTCTCTAGTAGATGTTTTAGCTAAGGTTCTGTAATAATCTATCGCATTTACAGTATTTCCTTTATGAGACTCAATCATCATGTCTAAGAGTTTCATTTACTCACCTACAATCTTTTTATGTGCTTCTTGGATTCCCTCAAGAGTCAAATACAATTCATATCCACCATCAATAATTAATTGCACTTGACCTTGCAGTTTAGTTATTTGATAAATTGTTTTACCTTTTTTAACAAAATCTCCAACTTTCAGCTCATCCAACTTTCTTCCGTGCTTATGATACATTTCAGCACGTTTGAATAGCTTGATTTCTTCGTCTGTTGCTTTTCGAGCATCTTCAGCATTCGCCCAAAACTTGTCGAAAAACATTCCTGTTTCTATGCAATAGCCTCTTGTGGTCAAATAAGGTTCTATTCCGATGGTTTTATTAATTCCATCTTTATCAAAAAAGAAATCACCAACTTCAAATTTTGCTATTTTTTCAAGTTCTGCTTCCTTCGCCTTCTCAACCAACTGTTCATACTCTTCTCTATCAACAAGCACATGGCTCTCTTGTAACTCTTTGAATACTTCTTCTAGTTTATTTGTCATTTTTATTAGCTCCTTTTTTGAAATAATCTTTAAGTGGCAGTTGGGAAGATTTAAACCAGTTCCCTATTTTTAATGTGTACCCTTGCCAAATTGCGGAACATGTTAAACTAAAAATAAATACGCCTACTAAATAGTCAATTATGTTAAAAATCGTTTCAAGCATTATTTATCTTCCTCCCTTCTCATACTTTCAAGTTGCGCTCTCAAATAGTCTCTACTGCTGCTATCATTCGGCACGTTGCATTTCAAGCAAGGTTGAAACTGCGTAAAACCTTGAACTCGAACACACATGACTTTACTTCCGTTGCATTGCTCGCACATTTTGCAACCTCCTACCCGCTAATTCGTTTGTCTTTTATATTTTCAAACTTGATAACATTTCCAGTAATGTTTCGGTAAATCCTGCTTGTAATACGTTTGTCGTAGAGTATTTCCATTTCACGTCTACTCAGGTTAGTTGTGACAATCGTTGATTTATTTTGTCTGCGTTCTAAAGTTCGTTTTAAAATCTTGATCGTAAAGTCTGTCGCATAAGTTTGACTATTATCGGCTTTTTTTAATCGTCCTGATTCAGAACCAACATCATCTAGCACCAAGTAATCAACTGAACCCATCAGGTCTACCATGTTCAGTTCTGTATACTTGCTTTCTGAGTTGTTGAAACTATCCCTAATCAGCGATAACACTTCCTCAAATGATATGAATAAGCATGATACTGGCTCTTTGCATTTTGAGTTAAGCACCTTCAGGATTGCCATAGCTAAATGGCTCTTTCCTGAACCTGGCTCACCAGAAAACAAACTGTTAAATACTTCTCCGTTCAAATATCGTTCTGCTAACCTGCCAGCTTGTCCTCTTGCTGACTTTTCATTAGAATCTGGTTGATAGTTAAAGTTTTCAAAGGTGGCGTTTTCGATTGTTTCGTCATATAGAATCGAATCAAGAGTTAAAACTTTAGTAGTAATCCTCAATTGATGAGCTTTATATGCGCTTTCGCCTAAGTTTTTGGAATCTTGTAAAATTTGTTCTTTTCTGCATATCTGGCAAAAAGGCTCAATATTTTTAAAACTAGACAAGGGTTCATCATGAATAGGACACCGTTCATCTGTTTTCACAACTTGCGAAGTGATTGCTTGAACATCTGCTAAACTAAAAGTTAAGTCCGTCATCATAAATCACCTCTTTTTCTTCAGTTTTAGGCACTTGATTCAAATACTGATCAAACTTAGTGCCAAACAGTGTACTCGGTTGTAAATACTTTGCATCAAACAAGTCTCTAGGGTTCTCTGCATCATGGACCTTATTGTCAATTACCTGTTTAAAGTCCTCAAGCTTCTGCCCTTCGTTCCATCTAGCTCTGATTAAAGTTTTATGTTTATCAGTTGTTTTGAACTTTTTACCAGCTTTTAGATTTAGATAGTCAATAATTTCCGAGAAAGGAATTTTCTGCTCGACTATATCTCTTTCTTTATCTATATCTATATCTAATTCTTTATCTATATCTGTTGCGTTACCTTCCGTTACATCAGCGTTACATGTAACGTTACCGTTTGTTAGCTTCTTTTTTTGCTCTCGATGCCTAGAAACTCGCAATCTTGTCTGTTCTCGAATCTTTTCCATGCTCTCAACTGCTTGGTATTCTTCCCAGTTTTTAATGAAAATAACTTGATCATACGTTTCAATCATTCCAAACTTTTCTAAAGTGATAAGAGAAAAATTAACGACATCTAACGTGAAATCAAAATCAATAGCCATATCTTCAGGTGTGTAAGGTAGTGTTTCAGTGAAATATAAACCGCCTTGCTTGTTAGATTCGCCTGCTCTAGCTAATAGGAACACCCAAAACAAAATAACTTTATCGCCATCGGGTAGATTTCTAATCCTTTTAATCTTTCTGTTATCAGGTAGACCAGTGCTTAATTTAATCCAGGATATTTCTGCCATGCTTATCCTCCTATCTTGAATTCTGCAATTTGTTCAGGCGTTAGCTTAATTGGTACTAACGAATATTTTTTCATGAAAGTATCAATTCCAATCGTATGCTGTTCAGTGTGATGATCTCGACATAATGCCATGAAATGATGTTGCGAATGGTCTATCTTTTTCCTGTTACGACCTGCGCCTACGGCTTCCACATGAGCTATATCAGCGTGCTGTTTGCCACATATAAAACATTGTCTGTACTTCAAGTAAATAAATAACGTTCTAGTGATGTCTGCTGCCATGTGATAGTCTCTATATTTGAATGGTATACCTGTTTTGAAACACCACTCGATAATATATTCGATATACCGACTAGCGAACTCTTTAGTCACTTGGTTACGTGCTAAACTGAAAACATCGCAACCAGTTTCAGCCATAAAGTAGTACCTCATTTTTTGGTCCATTTCATCAAATAAATAACCTGTATGGTCACAAATATCGTTAATCAATGCGAATATTTTCTTTCGTTGGTCATCAGATATCATGTCGTTGTCTTGCACTTCGATGAAAGCTTTTATTAAGCCTTCACCTGCTTTCCTACGTGCAGTTGTGATGTCGAACGGCTCGTCAAGTTCAAACGTGACTGACGAACCGTTAACACCGATAAATTTACCTGTATAATTCACTTAGCATCAGCTTCATTCTCTTTTTGATTGATTACTAGTTGCTCTTTTAGCCAACTAACACCACGTTTTAGAAGTCCCAAATCTCCTTTGGTCCATTTAAAATCATCTGCAGTAATTTTTGCGGTATCTGTTAACAACTCTAAAGCTTTTTCATATTCTGTATTATTTTCTTCCGCAATAACTTTGATTGTATTTAAGAAAATAGTTTTACTTCGTTCGCTTGCCAGTTCTAGCATACTTACGTCCTCTGGCATATCTTCACCAGCGAAAATATAAAGCCCAAGTCCAAACATAGCTAGGTTTTTAACTAGACACCGCATGATAGTTTTATTAATATCAAACATTGTTGCACCTTCTACATGTCTATCCTCGTATCCGCCAGTCCATTTTTTATCCTTATACTCTTTAACCTTGTAAGTGTAAGAATCTGCTCTCATTGCTTTGTTTGAGCTATCCATAACAGGAAGCCACATTTCGTGTGTGACTCCTTCGATTGTCACTTTTGTAAATACCATGTAACCTGTTTTTTCATCATATAAATAAGGTAGTCCAGTTTCTTTATTTCTTTCAATTTCATATGAAATACTTGATGAGCGCTTGCTAACTTCCGCCCAAGCCCATGCCCATGACAGATAAGTTAGTTTGTTTTTCTTCTCACTCACTTGGTTTACATCAATGGCATATAAAGTGTTAAACATAATATTTTGATCTTTAGTAAATTTTTCATCAGTCATCTATTTGTACTCCATTCCATTTATATTCTGTAAACTCCCAGTATTTATCGCTCATTTCCATTTCAATTACATAGTCGCCAAACTCTCTCGGCAACACGTAATCTATGCCTGCTTGAGTTGTAATAATGAAAATCGATTCACAACCTGTCAGCTCATTTCCTAGCCAGTCTGTTAAGGTATATTCATCATTCATCGCATTGCTCTACTTTGATTTTTTCAAAGAACTTAGTATCAAAAGTCATAGAATTAATTTCTTTTTGAGTGAATTGAGTTTCATAAGAAGTGGTATCTTCTTTATCAGACAAAGAATATGTTTTGTCGTTTCTATCAAAATTTAAATATCTATGATAAAACCTTTTCGGTGCTTTCAAATAAAATTTATCTTCTTCAGGCAATTTGATTGACCATTGACTACCTACGTTTAAGCCAGATACTGGAACTGTAATTACTGAAAGATTATATACTCCTACTAACTCAAGTGAATTAGTATCTCCGAAACAAACACTAAATTTTAAAGGGTCTTTTTCGTCTGATTTAAAACTTCAGTTCCTTCCGCCAATTCCTTATTCTCCAACATTGCGATAATCTCGCTAAATTTATATTGTTTGCTTTCATCAATTTTAGTCATTTTTAATTTGCTCCATTCTGTGATATACTTTTGTTAGATATTTTTTCAAGTTGCTGATTTAGGTTGCCGCCTAGTCAGCTTTTTTGTATTTAACGCCGTTGATTTCGATTGTGTCGTCTGATCGAGAACTTTTATTGAAAAACTCATACTCTTCTTCTTTACTAAATAGACTGAAATATCTAATTCCTTCAAATTTAAACTCATATTTTGAATACGGGCCGTTAGCTTCTTGATACGTTGGAGTTTCTCTGCAAAATTCAGAATATTTAATTAAATCCTCAGATTTCACGTGCATTTCACGCCTAATACCTAAACAAGTTTTATCAAGTTCATCTAAAATACGTTGATAGGTCTTAATCCGGTTAAAGAATACCTTTCCTTCTTTACTCATACCTTTGCGACTTATCTTTTTTTCGATTCGTTTATTCATTTAAATCTCTCCTTTTTTGTAGCTCCAACCCAAACCATCGGTTTTAGCTTGCTTTGCTATTTCATCAATAGTTAAATTCCCATATTCTAGGCTTAGATAAGCTAGGATATTTTGCAGTTGTTGAGGTGTTAGAATATTCATTTATTCAATCCTCCTTCAAAAACGCTAGGACAACTTCATCAATTTCATTTCCGTATACTTTATAACAAGTATCAGAATTTAATAGCTCAAAAACTGCTGATGTTTTACAAGATAAATTCAATTGATCTCTCTGTGACCAAATACGATTAACATCTTTTAAAAACCATTTTTGATTACTGCTCAATTTTTGAACTTTCATTTAAACCTCTCCGTTCTTCGATAATCTTTTCTGCTAAATTTACAACTTGACCGAATGGTTGTTCTATTAGTGTAACTTTATTTTGAAGTAGAGCTTTTACACTCATTTGCAACATTATATTTTGTGCTTCAGTTAAAGCGATTGGATAGTATTGATTGTCTCTTACAAATAAAACTGCGAATGATTCATTCATTTTCTGCCCTCCCATAAAAACTCAACTTGGTTATCAGATACATAGTTTGCTCTGTAACCTTTCTGTTTCATATAAGCCACATCTTTCCGAACGTCCTTGTAGCAGTCATAAGAATGCACGATAGGACGATTACGATAAACAATTGATAGTATCAGTAATACGAAAAGTACAAATGCTACCATACATATGAGTAAAAACTGGTTAAACTCCATTTCTGTTTTCCATCCCCCACCATATAAACTCTTGAATCATTTCAAATTCTTCTGCATTAGTTAAATATTCATACGCCTCTTTAACTTCTTTTGCATGTGATGCGCAAAAATGTTCCCATGCGAATGTTGCAAAAGTTAGAATAGGCGCATTGCTACTTTGCTTGTAACATGACTTTAAATGTTCTAGCACAATGAGTTGTTCAGGAGTTAAGTCTGCGCTAGCATTAAGAAATTCAAGATGTTCGCTTAACTTTTGTCTGACAAGTACCCCAACCTCTCCAGGTTCAACTTCATCTTGAATGATGCGTTTGAACGCTACTCTTTTTTGATTGATTGTTAGATTTTCGCAACTCTCGATAAGTTCATTGAAGTTTTTTGTTGCGATATCCTTAATTTCTTCTTTAGTTAATTCCATTTCTGTTTTCCTCCCACCATATTTGTTTTCTGACTTTCTCGATCTCTCGCATATTAGCCCAGAGGGCTTTTAAGTTCTTGCTGAGAAGCAAGTAGTCTGTCGTATGCTCTAGTTGTTTGAGCTGCCATTTTAAGTTGTTCATTGACATACCTTCTTTCCGTATGCGTTTTAATAATCACCTGTTATAATTAAATTGAAAGGTGGTGATTGTATGATAAAGACTAAACCTGAAGCATTAAAGGAGTTAAAATATCTCTGTTCATTAATTCAATTGAACTTAGAAACGCTAGTAGAAAGCACTAGCCTGGATATCCCAAGCTCACCTAACATAAAGAAAAAAGAATTAGCGTCTATTTCTAGCTTATTAGATAGTTATCATGATGCTTGCAAAATTATTTTAACTACTTGGGAAACGAACAGAGTCAACGAAATTGATTCGTACCTTTTTAAAGCTAATTTTTTCTGGCTTTCTTACCAAAAATATTACGAAAACACGACTCAAGATAAATTGAATAGACTAAAAGACCTTTTCGATGCTCTTAAAATTCATTACAAAAAGATCTAAACTACTCTTCTTCAAAAATCATGAAACCTATTAAGAGGACCACTGCTATATCGAAATTATGTTTACTCAAATCACCATCAGCGTTAGCTAGCTCTTTATAATTGTTTCGGAAACTTGCGGAGACTTCTTTGTGATAATCTTTAGCCTCTTTTTCCGTTTTAAATTGAGATAAGATGCCGTTTATATAATCTTGCGTTAGTTCATGTAAACTACTTGCAAATTTTAAAAGCGGAAGCAATATTTCATCGGGCGTAAACTCTAATTTATTCCCACAATTTGTACAAAAAATAGCACCTTCATTATGATTTGTTTTTTTACAGTTAGCACACTGGATTGTTACTTCTTCAGGAGTGCTAGTTTTTTTTCTTGATTTTTCATCGCTTATTCCTCCAATTCCATAATTTATGATCACATATCAGCTAATTCACTTTGAATTTGAGCACAATTAGTACAAATATATTTACCATCTTCAAGTTTTAATATGCCTACCTCGTTACAATTGACGCATGGTGGGCGTTTTACTTTTTTTAAATAAAGTTCGATTAGCCACAACGGAATAATTCTATTTACAAATTTCATCGCTTGTCCCTCCAGTTCCTTCTATTTAGATACTTCTTAACACGAAACTCTCGCTCTTCCTTGTAGATGTTGATCAAACTAATTACGCAGTAGATTAAGCTAGCCAAGCTTAGTAGAAATAAGAATATGAGAATCTCTGGATGTTGTAATACTGTGAACACTACTCTTTGAGTCATGATGACCGTACCTCTTTTTTAGCTATGCGTACCTTGCAACCATTTACGACACTTAGAATCATTAATGCAATCTCGTCTGGAACAGGAATATCTTTCATTGAATGAGTCCTTGTTCCATCTTTTAGAATATTAATGACTTCCATTTTAGGAACTTCTTTTTTTGCTGGCATGTTTTTGCCTCCTTCATTTATAATTTTTAGATTGTGATATACTTATATTGAAAGTGAGGTGATTAAATTTGAAAATTGATTCCACAGTTACTCTTTCTATAATTCTTGCAATAGTAGCCTTATTTGCACCTATCTTTACTACAATGATTAATAATAGGTATAAGATTAAAATGAAACAAATTGATTTATTGAATGAAAAATATACAAACGAAACTTTACATGTGAAAAAACTTTTTGAATCATTTTTACAAGACTACGGAATTTATCAAGGAGATCAGAAAACAGTTGCGTTAGAAAATTTAAAAGGTTCATATTATAAATGTTTACCTTATGTTCCTAAAAAGCATTCAGCCGAATTTATAAACTTTTACAATACTCTTGTAGATAGGCATGCTTATGATTCGAAACAAATAATGAACGAGAAGCTTATCTTTGTGATAAAAGATATATTAGATGGATTGTAAAAATAAAAGTCACAATTATTGTATAAATCTTTCCTTCTTTTGATCCTAATTTGTCCCAATATATATAAGCAACAACCATTAAAACGTAAGTGATAACAACTAATAATACTGTAATATCCATGTTCCCCTCCTAAGCTAGTTGTAGTTGTTCAATATCCATTAACGGATATACATTTATTTCTTTCAATGACTCGTAAATGAACAATCTGCCTTTTTGAGTCCACTTCGTGTTCATCACAACTTTTTCTGTTCCATCTGCTTTTGGAACTCGAGTAGTATGTGATTTGGTGTAGCCTTCACGTTGATGTCTTGTATATAAAATCCATTGACCGCCAACTTTGTGCTGTATTTTCAATTCATTTAATCGCTTGTTCATTGCAACTGCTGATAGACCGTAATCCGCTGCTATCTGAGTGATCGTTACAGTATCAGTTGATTCTAAAATGCTATCTAAATAGCTAATCTTAGGCTCATACTCTGCTACTCTCTGTTCAGCTACAAGCCGCAAGGTGCGTTCTTCTTTTAACTTGGTTGCAACTTCTATTAATAAATCTGGATTGTCTAGCAGCTCGTCTGTGGCATACATTCCGTTTTTTCGTATAGATGGTAATACCTCTTTAGTAACCCATCGCTTGAATTTTTTGCTGTCGGAAGTTTGCTCCCGATTACTAATGAATACAACCCAGATTCGTTGATTCCTATAAGTCCTCTGTTAGGGATGTTTTCTAAAGTAACGATTTGTGACGTTAGAACTAATTTGTCCTCAGGATCAACATGGTCACTCAAAGCTTTTCTTGAATTTGAGTAACCAAGAATTGTTGATATTTCTTTTCCGATGAAATATAACTCTTCATTAATCAGAACTGTTTGTACTTCGTTTTGTTCAAAGTTGAATTTTTGTAAGTTTGACATATTAACACTCCTTTATCTTTTTTAGTTAAATCTGTTATAATTAATTTGAAACGAGGTGATAAAATGAAATTAAAGATACAATTAGAGATAACAAAGTTTGGACTGATACTAAAAAAGTAACCTCAAAATTTTCAAGTGTTTCTATTACTATGGTTGAAACCGTTGCTTCAAATGTTCTGACAAACATAATTTCTAAGCAAATGGGACTTTCTTAATTTATTTTTTTAAATTGCTTTATCCAAAAATAAAACACTGTTATCCAGAAAATGAATATTATACCTAGCACTGCAGCTAATAGCAGTGCTAGTTTCACCTGCCAAATTAGATATACTGCTAACGCTATTAAAAGCAATACAATCGATGCTGTAATCCAAAACATCAATACAGTTCCTTCTTGAATTTTCTTTTTGCTCGGCATCTCTTTCCTCCTTTATGCTGAATGAAAACAACTTGTCCGAAATGCAACAAAACTTTTGATGTAACCTTTTGGTCTTGATTCGATTAACGCTGTAATCAAGTCGGTTTATAACACTCTTCAAGATTTACCTGAGGAGAAATAACAAAAGAGACATTAACTTCGTACTTTTCAGAAAGGGCTTCTATCTCAAGTAGAAGCTCTTTTGCTTGTTCTACGTTTTCTAAAGATGCTGATACTGTGATTGTTTGTTTTTCCATCGTTTACACCTCCTTCACTGTCACGTTGTTAATCCCGTGTTTGATAAACGCTTCTGCTATTTCTCCGATGGTCATATTCGTTTCATCTTTAAGTTGTTTTAATTGCTCGTGTATTTCCGAGCTGACGAAAATTGGTTTTGTTTCTGCTTTAAGCTCTCGTTTAGTTAAAATTAACTCGCTCATTTTATTTCCTCCTTAAACTAATTGTAATTGTTCTTTTTCGGGAACGTTTTTTGTAAAAAAAATACCTAGCTCTTCACTTGAGTATCCTAAAATTTCAGCAAACTTAGCTAGTTCATCTGCTCCTATTGAAACAATTCCATTTTCACGCTTAGCGTAAGGTGTCCGAGTTTCCCAACCAGCAAGTCTAGCCATTTCATCTTGTGTGTACCCTTTTGCTATTCTTTCAGCTTTCAACCTTTTTAAATTAAGAGTCATCTTTTCCACACCTCCCTTCGTTCTCTTTCGGGAACAACACCAATATACCACCTTCGTTCCCGACTGTCAACATTAAATATTAATAAAAGCGCAAATATATTTTTTTGGGTTATCTATTGTATCCAAACGGGAACGATGTTATAATGATGAAGTAATAAGAAGGAGGTGTTAATAGTGAGAAATAACGATGAAATCATCGATATACTAAACAAATTAAAAGAAGAAAAAGGCTTATCTTTAAGCGAGTTAGCAAGAAGAGTAAATATGGCAAAGTCTGCTTTATCGAGATACTTTAACAAAACTAGACAATTTCCTCTAAATAGAGTTGAAGATTTTGCAGATGTTTTAGGCGTTAGTTCTGAATTCATTTTAGGATTTGACTCAAACTCTAAAGCAATTGACATTACTACTATATATAACGAATTAGAACCGCCTAGACAAAAAGTCGTTTATAAATTCGCTGAAAGACAACTTCAAGAACAAAACGAAAAACCTAAAGTTGTTCAACTTCCTATTATAGAAGATGACAAAGAAATCGAGATACTTAGCGGTCATGAATCAGCGGCAGGATTTGCGATACTCGGTGATGATTCTAACATGACTAGTACAGTCATGAAAGCTTCTAAAGTGCCTAACGGAGCAGACGAGGTAGTAGAAATCAAAGGTAATTCTATGGAACCACTGATTATGAATGGCGAACAAGTTTTCATTAGACATCAACCTTCAGTTGAAAATGGTGAAATAGCAATTGTAGCTATTATTGATGATGGTATAACTTGTAAAAAAGTGTACTATGATGATGCAGAAGGAACTGTTACACTAGAGTCTGTTAATGATGATTATGAGGATATGGTGTTTCCTGTTGAGGATATACGAATTATCGGTAAAGTTTTAGGTAAATAAAAATACCCTAGTAAGCGCTGATACACTTCTAGGGTTTGATACTCACATATTAGGATATGTTATAAAAATATTATAACACAAAGGAGATTTAAAATGAAAAAAATTATTAGTTTAGGTTTTATTAGTTTATGTGTTGTTGCGTTATCAGCTTGTGGTGCGCCAGAGAAAAAAAGCGAAAAGACTTCTGAACAAAAAAGTTCTCAGGTTCAAAAAGAAAGTGTTTCAGAAAAGAAAAAAACAGATGACGTCACTTATTCTGATAAAACTATCGAAAATAAAGATGGAAAAGTTAAAATCACTAGCATTGAAAAAGGTGTAGACTTTAATGACGAACCTGCTATGATTGTTCATTTTGAGCTAACTAACAAAAAAACAGAACCCGAAAATGTTCAAATAGCTTATATGAGTTTTATTAAAGCTGAACAAAATACAGGCGATACAACAGAAAATCTACAATATGCAATAATGACTGAAAATCCTTATCAAGATAAAACAGACATGTTGCAAAAAGACATCAATCCAAACGCTACTATCGAGGGTGTTTATATGTATGAGTTAGCAGACGAAACTAAACCAGTTACTCTTAAATTTTTAGATGGAATGTTTGGTAAAGAAGTAGCCACTGAAGAAATAACAGTTCAATAAAAAAAGAACATCCTACTCAACTTGGCGGCTGAAGGATGTTCAGTAAAAAAATCACCTTACAATAAGGCTTCTTTTCTATGCCTATTGTACCATAAAATAGGAGTGGTTAAAATGGAAATCAATAAATTAAAAGCAGCTTTATATGTTCGTGTATCAACAACTGAACAAGCTAATGAAGGTTATTCAATCCAAGCTCAAACAGAACGTTTAAAAAACTACGCTAAAGCTAAAGATTATTTTATTATCAAAACCTACACTGATCCAGGCTTCTCAGGTGCTAAACTAGATAGACCTGCCTTACAAGAAATGATAAAGGATATAGAAAATAATCAAATTGACATCGTTTTAGTTTATAAATTAGATAGGCTCTCACGTTCACAAAAAAATACTTTATTCTTAATAGAAGACGTCTTTTTGAAAAACAATGTAGATTTCGTTTCCATGCAAGAATCTTTTGATACTACCAGCGCATTTGGTCGAGCAATGATAGGTATACTATCTGTATTCGCTCAGTTGGAACGAGACACTATAACGGAGCGTATGGGCATGGGGAGGACTGAACGAGCTAAAGAAGGTTACTTTCATGGAGGCGGCTCTGCTAGAATACCTGTAGGGTATGACTATATAGATGGACTGCTACAAGTAAATGAATATGAAGCGGAAATTGTTCGTTCCATATTTGAATTGTATAACTCTGGAAAAGGCGTGAATTCTATTTCTAACGAAATAAGAGATAAGTTTCCAAGCAAACGAAAGTTTGGGGTATCTCTCATAAGGTCTATTCTAACGAATAATCTTTATGTAGGATTAATTAAATTTAACGATGGAGTCTATGAAGGTAAACACGAACCTATTATATCTAAAGATATTTTTGATAAGGCTCAGAACGAATTTAAACGGCGTACAACTGGTAAGTTAAAGTTATTCACATCGAAGTATTTGCTGACTGGTATAACTTATTGTGGACATTGTGGTGCACGAGTAAAAGGTACTGGGTCATCTAAACTAAAAGATGGCACTAGATTATCTTATTATAGCTGCTATTCAAGAGCTGGATCACCTTCACACATGGTTAAGGACCTGAATTGCCCTTCTAAAATTAATAGAACCGAAATATTAGATGAATACGTTATTTCTCAAATGAAAGAAATAACTAAAACAGATATTAGTATAGAGATTGATAGTGAATTCACTGATGATAGCGACACTGACAATACAGTTATACAAAACGAAATCAAGTCAATTGAAGATCGAATTAACAAGCTCCTAGAACTATATCAATTCGGCAATGTTCCTCTAGACGTATTGAATAGTAAGATTAATTCTTTAAACAGTGAAAAATCAAAATTAAACGAGATAATAAACGAAAGCGCAACAGAAATAATAGACGATACCATAGACAAAGTAGAAATATTTAATAACTTAAAAAAAGTAGATTGGAATACAATTACTCATGAAGAAACTAAGACTATCATTTCGAAATCAATTGAGAAAATTACAATTTTTAACGAAAAAATAGAGATAGAATGGAAGTTTTAA